CCCTTGCCGGCCACCAGGATCTGTCCCTGTGGTGGTTGTTGTTGGTAATTTTCCGAAGGAGGCGGATTTTGATAGCCACCTCCATCAGTTGAGCCATCAGGCCCGGGGTTTGTGGATTGCGGTTCTTGGTAAGTGTCGCCCAAGTTGCGCTCCTAGTAGTTGAAGGCTTCTTGCCTATGAATGATATCGCGTGATTTCCAGAAAATATAACAAGCACTTTTCGCAGGGTAAACCCCTATTTGAAATCTTACGCAAGTTTTGGGAGTGAATTGTTCACTGCCACTTGTCGGAATAGGGGATAAGGACAGCGCGATCGTTAGGCCGATCCGGTGGAGCCATGAACTCACGAAAATATTGCTTGTTGCTGTCCGGCGGTTGCCAGACATAGCGGAAAGGTTCTTCTAAAGGGATAATCGGGTTCATATCTTTAAGATAAAGAGAATCATCTGCTGTCCGGGAGTCCATCGGATGATAGAGAGCCTTTTTCATGGTTGGCTCAGCCTTCCGCTGCTCCTTTAGTCCGTCGATCTTCGATTTGTTGTAGATCGAGTGCAATTCGGTTCTAACAATCCTTCGAAGCTGCCATTCGTACCCCTCGAAGTTGTCCATTAAGCCAGTGAGGATCTCCTGGGATGTCTTTTCGGCGGCTATACCTTCCCGAATAGAATCTCCTATCCGCGTTCGCGTCTCTCCGGACCAACGGTCGATAGATACCTGGTACTGCTCAACCAAAAAGTTTGGCTGATCCATAGCATAAGACAGGGCCTCCAGATTGATTGGGATCACTCCGCCCTGGAATTTCTCTTCAAAAAACTCAATTTCTTTAAAGAGCTGGTCAAACGACAAGCGCATAGCCTCACCGCTGGCCTTTCCAACTTCCGGACCAACGTTGTCGCGGAAAGCCCTCAAGGCTTCTTCCACTTGGGCCACCAACCCTCGGGCCTTCTGGGCTGTGAAGCGTTCCCGCAGATCACGTTTTGACCAGACAGAAAGCCTACGACCCAGGCCCTTTCGGATTCTCCGGTAGACCTCCAAAATAGCCTCGGCTTTCTGCTTTTCAAATCCCACAAGCTCGCTAACGTGGTCTTCAATGATGCGGAACGCCCGAATACGGCTAAAAAAGGCCATTAGAAGAACCCAAATCCGCCACCCAGTTGTGGCTGTGTTTCAATCATTTGCAGCTCGAGGTCCACGTCCTCCACGCCAAAATCTTTTGCCAGCGTAGCAACGCCAGTACGCCGAGAAACGAGATTTCGTTGCACCGCCTCACCAACCCAGCGCACCCGTTCGAGTAAATCCTGCGTTGTCATTGGGAAGACCGGCGGCCACTGAACGCTAAAGTTAAGTGTTTGCGGCTCGTATTCTGGCGGCACTGATACCGGCGCCGGAAAGCCTTTTTTGGCCAAGATTAGATTCACAATGGCCATTTTGACCACAAGGTTGGTAAAATGGCTTGCAAATTGTGGCCGCAGCTCATCAATCAGCTCAATCAATGGGCCATGAAGGATCTCTAAGGCTTTCCCAGATTGGGCATGGCCAGCAAACTTCTCCGGGTCCATTAACACAATGCGGGTCAAATCCTGCAGAAACACCCTGGCTTTATCGCGTAACTGAACAGCCGATTCGACACCATTCAGGCCTGATTCAAGAAAACCAGCGTCACCGTCTCGACCCAAATTCCAAGCATTTTCATTTGACCGGACAAGCTCGTTAATCTCGTCTTCGTCCATGCCCTTCATGGTCAGTTGCGGGTCTTGGTTATACTCCACAGCCCGATGCGAACGGCACAGGGAATAATTCAGCTCATCGAGCCATGGTATGCAGTCATCCACCAAACTGATGCCGTCAGGACTCGTTGAACTCTCCGAGGTTCGAAACCATTCCGCTTGAACAAAGCCCAGGCCGTGTTTGACCTCTTCGATCACCTGGAATTTGGGCTCAACTTCGGGATCATAGTCAGGCCGGTCGTAGAGTATGTCAGCCTCTTTAGACAAGTCCGCCCGATACCATTTCTTTTTTGGCTTTCCGTGCTTATCAAGCTCCTCATAGTCTTTGTAAACGTACTGAATCACGACTTTTTCAAGATCTCCAGCTTGATCAAATTCGGGATAACAGTAGTTGCTGTTGAACGCTTCGACTTTGAAGCGGCCGCCAACGACGTAGAAACGTACCAGGGCGGAGCCATTGAGTGCCAAAAGGCGCGCACCTTGTACGAGTTTGGAGCTAAGCAAGCCTGTGTTGATGATCATATTCAGATAAAACTGGGTGTCTGGGTCTTCTTCGAGCTTAATTTGCGGAAACGTCTGCGATCCGCATAGTTTGGAAGCAAGACGGGACGAAAAAAGCTTGGGCAGATTGAGCCTTATGAAAGGCTTCCGATCTCGCTTCGGTATCGGCGTATCGCCGGACATCTTCTCGGCTTCGAACCAATCAATTTTGCCATCGTAAGCTCTGTCTTCGTAATATTTTAGGATCTCTTCTAAGTGCTCGGAGCGATACGGTTTGCTCTTCTTTTTGCTCGGAGTGTCGCCTTTTGCAAGTTGTATATATCCTAGATTTCTTTCGGCTTTTTTGTCGCCTCGGGTCTTTGTTACAGCCATTATGGCCCCCTCATCTGTCTCCAAAAGATTTGCTGATAGCGGCAGGTTTGTACCGATTATGCACCAGTCCCCATAACATTTCCACGGCATCTGGAAAATCATCATGGTCGCCTTTGGGAAATTCCTCAAATTGCCGGATAGCTTCGACCGAGAGCGTTCGGTTAAAAAGAATCCAGCCATGGGTGACTTTGGGCTCGAGCTGGGTGATGCGCTTGACCTTGTTTTCAACCTGCTCCACATCGTAAAACGGAATCTTGATAGATTTTTTCCGCTCGCGCTCCCTGCGTTTCTTCTCTTCCATTATATTCGGGAGTAGCAAATTGCGGTAAAGGTTGGTTTCCACGGCAACTTTGTTGAAGCCTTCCGGCCATTTCTCAGCAAATTCGTAAATCTTGGAAATCCATACACTAGGCGGCTTGCGCTTTGTCCAGTCTTCATAGACAAAAAGGCGCCCTTTTCGGTCCTGGAGCCCAATCGCAAACGCCGTGTAATCGCCCAGGCTTTCGAGCTTTTTCACTTCTCCTGTGGCTGGGTCTATCGCCAGATAAACGCTATATTGAAGCTCTTTCCAAGGAATCACAGTCTGGGACTTCTCGACCAGGAGCCCGTCTTTGACTTCGCGGAAGTATTGAAAGTCTTCGAAGACCTTGTTCTCAAAGCCCAGAGGCTCGTTTTGTTTCTCTTTGAAAAATGATCGGCGACCCGCTTCGACCATCTCTTTCATGAGATAGTAATAGGGCTCCTTCTCAGGCCAGAGAACTTGAGAACCAGCTAGCATTTCAGCCTGATTCTGCTCAAAAAAGGCGTCAGCTTTCGCTTTTCTGTCATCATCGTCGATATTGGTATAGACCTCCCGCCACTGCTGCCAAAGGTCTTCTCTATCCGCCCACGAGATAACAGCCGCGTATTTTCTGGCGTCATATGCCGGATTCCTAAGTAGTCTTGATAAGAGGGAGTCAGTGTGCAAAACCGTTCCAACGTATTTAACGTTGGTTTTAGGGCTTCCAAGCTTAGTAACCACCTCAAAAAACTTGTTGCGTTCTTTCTCGCGAAGTTCCTCTTTAAAAACCTTCTCACTGTGTTCATAGTCGTCACAAATGATTTTAGTGGGCCGGTGGTGTAAATATCTAATCCCGCGTAGCTCAGTGTTCTGCCCCACCGCTTGAATTTTACACGTATAATCTCCCGACTTGACAATAAAGCTAGATGCACCGGGCTTTTTAGTCGCAAAATTAAGATCGAAATCAGAAGTAAGCTCGTTGTTGGTAAGTAGCTCTGCTCGAATGTCTTTAATCTTTGCAACGGCTTGATCTTCGGTATGCGATAAAATGATGATGAAATTTTCTTGCCGGAAACATAAATCATGGATTGGTTCAATAAGGACTGAAAACGTTGATTTTGCATATCCACGAGGTGCAGCCAATACCTCTCTAATCCCACGCGCAGAATATCGGAAGCCTCTGAAACTGCGGTAGTGAATCTCATTAAAAGCAAGCTCGCAATAGTGCGGAAAATAGATACGAGCGAATAATTCGAGGTCGGTGGCACATCGGCTGGTAACGGTTTCTCGTATGGCTGAGTCATTCAGATTCCCCCTTTCGATTTCGCTCTGCAATTCGTCGAGCAGCGTCAAGAACTCGTCCGAGCTGAGATTTGCTATCTCCTGCGGTGGCTGTATTGCTTCCTGCATCAGCTAAGCTCCAATATCTAAACAAGAACTCCAGGCCCTTGATTTTTTCGTGCATCTCTACGCTGGTTGTGGTGTAAGTGCCTCGGTCTGTTTCCCGCGTTGTGCAAGTTATTCGCTTTATCGCTCTGCGCGAGAGGGGCGGAATGTCCTCGGGCGACTTGATTTTAGCAAAGTCAGGCCCCCAATCCATCACCTGCCCGATATCGGAAAAAGCTATTGCGGCAATCTCCTGGAGAACTTCCTGCTTTGTTGCATTTGATTTTTCGATTGTTTTCTTTGCTTCGACCGCAAGCGCATCTTGCACGTTGTCATTTGCAAGCAATCTTGACGCCTGTGTCCTGGCTGCTTTCTCGGAATAACCCGCTTTAATCGCCGCTTGAGTCCCGTTAAAGCTCTCGAGGAAATAACGCACAAACGCCGCTTGCTTGTCCGAAAGTTTGGGCTTTGCCATAAATCCGCCCTATTTGGTATTTTCTCAACTTAACTTTTTATATCATGATTTTGGCCACTTATCCCAAAGATTCGGTAATTTTAATTCGAATCTCTAAAAATTCCGGTATGCTGTCCCCGAAAAAGAATTTGACTGAATCTTTGTTATTGGTCTGCAGCCGCGAGATCTTTTGATCTTGCGGTTATTTTTTTTGGCAATATTGACTACGAAATACTATGATCTTTGGCGGAAGAGTCAGAGATGGGAAAATCGGTATCCTATCGGTGTGGCAGTTACCGCCTGTCACACCACCAAACTCCCTTTAAAACGGAATATTGTCAGCAGACGGATAGTCTTGATCAGCAGGCGCCGGAGCTGGATCAAAGCCCCCTTGATGCTCGGATTTCGGCTTGTTATCGAGAAAAACCACCTTTTGAGCAACCACCTCTGTTACGTATCGCTTTACACCCTCCTTTTCATAGCTCCGCGTTTGTATTCTCCCCTCAACATAGGCTTTGGAGCCCTTGCCTAGATATTTAGCTACGTTCTCGCCTTGAGTGCCCCAAACGTTAATGCGGTGCCATTCTGTATATTCATTATCATTGCGCTTTTCTGTCGTAGCCATGGTAAATTGCGCTACTGGATTACCGTTAGGCGTCCAACGTAGTTCGGGATCTGCGCCGAGATTACCCACCAAGATAGCTTTGTTGACTGATGCCATAAGATTTCACCTCTTCGCTCGATAATTTTTTGCAAAGTAAACACGGAACAACCAGCTCACGATTTTTTTGCCCGTATTTATAAAGCTTTAATCTGTACCTATCTTGACAATTCTCGAAGCCGAATATAACAGTTAGCTCGCCGTGGGTTTGGTACGAAACCCAGTCACTCGCCCAATCCACGCGGTATTCCGGGTGTCTGTCCTGTAAAAGCTGCTCTGCGTCGGACTTAGAGAGCATTAATGACTGCGCCCAATTTTCAAAAACCATAATTCATCGCCGCAAAATTCTGATTTTGTAGGTAAATGTTGCTACGACAATAAAATTTCTTCGCGCGGATTGAAAGCTTATAGTAAGAAAAACCTATGGCGGAGTTAATTTTCAAAGGTAAGGGCGTGATTATGAGTCAGACTAAGCGAAGGTTTAACGACAATGAACACTTAAAATACGACTGGGAGCCAATCCGTAGGCTGGCAGATGGAACGAGATCTAGCCGCGAAATTGCAGCTCTGACCGGATATACTGTAAGTCTCGTACAAAAAGTAATCTGGCGAGAAAATTTACCGCGCCGGAAAAAAGGCCATCGCTATACCCCAGAAGAGAAAAAGCGATTTAATGCTACGCTGAAAGATATCGAGCAAGATTTCGAAGACATCAAAGCTGCTTATCTTGAAACGATAAGAACAGGCTCGGCAGAGGGCCTACAACAAGAGCTGCGTGAAAAGCTCAAAAAGAGAAAGATACGAATCTACGACAAACAAGAAAAAACCCCAGCCTAGCTGCTACTAGGCTGAGGAAAGACTTAAAACAGAGAGTCTGGTGAACGCTTAGCTGACTTTAGCATTTTCTTGATCAACGTTCACAAATTCTTCTGAGCTTAATGTTCGTTTTTTCTCTCCCGATTCAAGACTTTCTAGCGCAGTATCGTGTTGCAAAGGGGCGTCCCACCTACCCGCTTTTATCGGTGGGTCGTCCTGGTCGTAGATCACAGCTCCATTCACCGGCAGCCACCGCTTAAAGACCTCTCTCTCAGCCCGGGTTTTGAGTGTTTGAATCGTTGACCGCTTCGAGCCACCCCAGACCTTGTTATTCTTGCGCTCGTTGACATCAATGATGCCATCGCCTTCGACCGTTAAAGGCACATCGTAGCGCAAGACTTTGGCTACATACTTAATGCTCAAGTCTCCATCTTCCAAGCCATACATTGCCCTTTCTTCCGGCGTATGTGGCTGGAACTTAGCTTCAATCACTTTCCAATTGGGATTGTTGTCACTGACATATCTGGCGCCCGCTGTCGTCACATAAAACTGACCGTCAAAGTAAACCGCATGGCCCATCCCTGGAACAAGGCCAGACTTTAAGTGCATTGCAATGAGATGTAGCTTTTCGCCCAGCGTCATCTTTTGACCTTTGGATTTCCAGCCGTAAGCATGGTCCGGCAACTTCAAAAGATTATCGAATACAGCTACATTAAGACGATCGCGCAAGTCTGGATTGACCAGCGTAATCGCTTCAATCGCTTCCACTACATGATTTTGATACTCTGGTCTAACCTCATCACTCATGCCCTGATACCTCCATTTTTTCGGTGATAATTTCGGAACTCATCTTCGCCCGTTTGAACCAAGACTTCGCGCCGATTGTATGTGTGTGATACGTGAATCACGCCCTTTAGCGCAATCTCATCAATGACTTGATCGAAAGGCAACATGGATTCGTAGATTATCCATGAAAGAACGTCTTTGGCATCGGCTTCTATCGGATAGATATCTGCCGCTTGACCGTAAAGATGCTGGCTCCTAACAGCGCCTTTGACAAAAATATTCAGCTCATCGCTGCGAAATCCCGACTCAACAACGATTTTTCCCCACCGATCCCGGATGGGTTGCAGGATTTTGCGACAAAGCTGGGTCAGATTATCCTTAGCTTTTTCATCCGGCGTGTTGTCGAGCTTATACCGCTCAGCAATGCTAGATTGGACCATCTCTGAAAGCTTGAAATTCGGTGATAGATACTCGTCGCGCATAATCAGCTCGCCCACGATCGCATAGCTTGAGCCCGCTCTTGATAACGTGGCCATTCGCCGGTATCCAGACACTCTTTTAGCCGGTCCATCGCCTCGCGATACGTCTCAAATCCGCGCTCGAGATCGCCGCGCTTGTACGTGTAGACCGCGACCTCATACGGTCGTTCTTTCTCGATAGCGACATGCGCAAAATCTTCGTATGTCTTGCTATCAATGACCTCTGCTGCTGTACCGTAGAACGCTAGCTGGTAGTCGTAGCGAAGCTTTTGCACATCCCAGGCAAACTTCGAATAGCTGATATCAGTCGTGGTCTTAAAGTCGGCAATCAAGCCAACATCGTGATTGATGCAGTCTAGCTTGGCTTTGCAACTAAGCCCTGTCAGCGGATCAGCATAGTATCCAACTTTCTCTACTTCGCATGATTCAAGAATCAAACGGGCGTCAGGATGATCAATAAGTGAGTCAATCATTCCTCGAAATGCGTCAAGCTCGTCTTGTGTGACAATGATCCGTCCCGCGTTTTCTGCCAGCCACTCTTCTTTTCGTGCTTTCGAGCCTGTGCCAGAAAACTTCGGCTGCACCACAAACTGACTCAAAAACTCGGGGCCTTCGAGCACCGCTTTGTGAGCCAGCCGTCCGAATCGTAGAGACGGCGTCTCTTTGGTTCCTCCGTCGTACTGCGCTTTGAATGTCGCGGGACTCTTCATAAACAGCGGTTTGAGCATCGTTGACGACACACGTGACTTGTCAGAGTGATATACATCATCACTGACATAAGATTTCCAATGGGGCTCCTGGTTCGGTTCAACTTTTAAAAGCATGTGTTACCTCGCAGTATCTTGGTTGCGTAAGATCTGATACAGACCTTTTATGAATCTTGCAATCCCTCATTTATCAAGGATTTGCGGATTTTTAGCGCGCAGCTCATAAGACGTTGCGTAAGATCTGGGATGCGTCATATAAATACGCTTATGCGTCATCGCAAGCTAAAAAATCACCCGTGTAAGTTGTGAGTTCTTGATCTTTTCTCGCGATTACTATCAAATGGCGCCATTAGAAAATCAATAAATGATATTCAAAAGGCACAGTAAAAGAGGCAGGTTCCAGGATGGATAACGCCCAATCGAAAGCCAGGATAGGCTCCCGCCAAATCCAGCTAACAGGTCCGCTACTGGGGCCGCGTAAGTTTATTGCATGTTGGAAAATCAAAGGATTGCAGGCAAAAAGAAAGCCGGATCCTACTTTTGGGCCGTAGCTCCGGCTAACGTATTTTGCATAATGAATGGAGTTTCATCATGTCATACAACCAATCTGGTTGGAAGCCACTGTATAATGAACTATACCGCAATTCAAACACGAAAAAGATTTTCAAAAACTGCGAACAGGAGTGCATCTATAACTCTTTTCGCAGTCATGCGAAACATCACCCAGTTTCCCTAAATTTCATCTCCCAAAATGTGCCCTGCTCTTACAAGACTGTTCAAAGAAACATACCCGATATGATTGCGCGGGGCCTGCTGATTAAAGAAAAAAATCGTAAAGATGGCGCGGCAATTTACAAAGCGGCGCCATTAGATGATCTAATCGCCTCACTACAGACCAGTCAACAAGGGGGTACCCAAGCTGTCCACCCTAGTCAACAAGGGGGTACCCAAGCTGTCCAGGGGGGGGTACCCAAGTTGTCCAGGGGGGGTACCCAAGTTGTCCAGGGGGGGTACCCAAGCTGTCCACCCAAAGGACATGAACTAGGACATGACTTAGGAGATAACTTAGTAAATGATGGTGAACGCGCGCACGCGCGAGAGCCAGAAACCAGCCAGCCTGACTCTACCCATGAATCACCACCATCATGTGAAAGTAAGGAACCTTTTGACTTAGTTAAATTTGCAAGCTCGTTTACTGGCGGTGAAGAGCCCCCAAAAAAGGCTCCAACGAACAAAGGCGGGCAGATCCGCAAATCAAGCAAGCGGCACATTGAAAGCGAAGACGAACGCGACAATTGCTTAGTCGATTGTGCGCAGGCCCTGAGAGCGTCATATCACGACGATAAACAGCTCAAAAAATATAAAGCCCACAGCATAGGGATAGCGAATCACATTCATCATAGCGGCTATAATTTTGTCCTGGCCAACCAGGAATACTCCACCGTCCTCAAAGTCCTGGTCGAAAGCTGGGGGTTCAGTCTTAGCGACATATCCAACGCTGTCGTCCGGGACGTTGTCGAAAGCCGACACGACGCCAAGCGCCCATTTAAACATAAGCAGTCGGCCATGGCCCTGGTTGAGCTCATTACTCGCAAAGTCCCTCGAGATACGACCGTAGTACGCTATCGACCGAAGTTAGAGCCCGCAGAAGTATCGTCATCTGGCTTGTTATAGGGAGATTTGCGTACGCACTCTAATACGGGCTGATTGTGCACAATCATGCAGTCCCAGTAGTATCGCTCACACGCTCGAGTGTCGGGCTCAGACAGACCTGCGCAGAAAATCATGATGACTTGATAGAATGGCATCGTTACCCTCCAATGATATTGTAAGCCAGAATAATATCATCAAGAGGAAAATACGTATGCAATCCTTCCCACGATTCTACGCAGAGAATGTTGCGCAGCTTTGCCATGAGGTAAATCGTGCTTACAACAAAGCCATAGGTGACAAAGAGATACCAGACTGGCGAAAAGCTCCAGACTGGCAAAAGGTCAGTGTACTACAAGGAGTCCTCGCAGTATTTAGGCGGGACATCACGAGCCCGGAACAGGCCCACGAAAAATGGCTATCGGCAAAAAAAGCGGACGGCTGGGAATGGGGAGAAAAAAAAGATCCGATTGCAAAAACTCACCCTTGTTTCAAGCCGTTTTCCGAGCTACCAAAAGAGCAACAAGCAAAGGACCATATCTTTTTCGCGATTGCGAATTTTCTTAGACCACTGGAATCCAGAGACGTTGATACAGTAACGCGACAAGAAAGGACTAACGATGAAACTTAAATCACTGATGCTTCCCGTAGCAACCGCAGCAGCTCTACTCTTTTCATCAGCATCATATGCGGGGCTTTGCCTGGACTCGAATGGAGCCACCTATAACTGCCAGGAAAGCAAAGTAGCCAAGCTTGTCTATCTCAAAGTTAAACACAAAGAAAACTTTCTCTACTTTTTTAACGTCGAAGACCTTCTAACCTACCAAGAGCCCGGTATTACACCTCCTCGGCGAAACAATCACGGGGGAGTCATTGAAGACCATACCCCAGCGAACGGCGATCATATCTTGAGTATTGAAGAAGTCATAACGGCCTACATGCACAACGATCAAGATACTATCGAGACGTACAAGAAGAAGAAAAAAACCAACAGCAATATGCTGCTATCCATTGCCGAGGCCGCCATTGACGGAGCCGGGGAGTTTATTGGGGCAGTTAAAGATTTCGCTATCAGCAGAGGTTACACTAAGCTGGAACTCACGCTAAAAGGGGAAGACGGCAAACGTGTTGACGTTGAATGGGATCTTGAAAAAGATGACATTGACTTTGATATAACAAGCGCCAAATCGGTCAAAGAAGAAGAAGAAAAGGCCAAAAAAGATCAAAAAGGATCGTCAAACGCTCCTATTGATCCGGCCGCAAATGCTCTGACAGCCGCCGAACTCAAGCAACTTGTTGATGACTACAACAGTAGCCTACCCCACGGTACGGTCAGAATAATAGACCATCGGATGTAGCTAACTACCTACACAACGGCGCCTAAAAAAAATTATCACCATGATGATTTTATATGATATGAAAATGCCGGGGCTCAGGATGAGCTCCGGTTTTTTTATTCCAGGAGGGAATGGGATGGCCTACCAAATCAATGCCCGCGATAGCAAAAAGCTAGATCAATGGTTTACGTATCACTCGCCTAATCCCTGCCAACAAAAGCGGTTAGAAGCTGTCAGAGACGCAGCGAAAGCTTTTGCTGTGTGTTTGATGGCGTCCGCTCCCTCCGGTAATTCAGCCATAGTCTTCTTCGAAGAGGGCAACAGACACGCTACGTAAAAGCGTGACATTAATGATAAGCATGCACAGCAAAAGTCTAAAAGGGAAGAAACATGAACACAGTAGAATCTAAGCATCTACCGTTCTTAAAAACGCTGGAAATTGACAATCAAATTACGATTGGCACATGCCAAGGCCAGGATGGCGACGTTTCATTATTTGCTGGCGTCCACTGGGATCAGTTCGAATCTCTAGGAAACGAATGGCTTATATTACCTTTCCAAGATCTTGATCTTGATTTCAACGTGTTTGTTATAAGTGACCAGGGATCATTGACAGCAAATAAACGCGCTTACGACTTTATGCAATGGAACGCAGACCTCACTCCCGAGCTCACAGCTGAGTCAGTGCCAATTTACCTTGATTATAAAGCCATGATGGAAATCTTTTTCGGACGAATTTATCGGCTAAACGATTCTGAAACCGGCCGTAATCGTATCTTGATATTTCGCGCAAACAATAAGCAGCAAACACAAATGACTATGTTCGAAGAATATATGGGTCACTATACTAACTCGAAAATGGAGACGCCGTGCATAAGAACCATGAGTCAATAACGAATATTGACGACAAAGATCAATTTATCCGAGGACTCGCTATTGCCCCGCATACAAGAGCAGCTTTTGTAGCGTTGCGAAAAAAAGAAATTGACATGATCATGGATAACACCGTGAGCTTAACGTTCTCTGATGACTCTTTCCCGGGATTCAATCTTGTACTTTCGTACATGTTTGATACGGAAGAAAAAGTAAAAAAGCACTTACAAAAAGCTCTCGACGACTTTGATAAAGACTCGGAATCTGCACACATCGCAAAGTTTGTGCTACTTCTAAACTTTGATTCAATATGCAAACTTTTATCGAATAGAATGATGATACTGGGGCGAGAAAAGACCAACGCCGAGTTTGATATTTTGCTTTTTAAAGCAGAAACAGACAAAGAAATACAATTAAGACTGACTGAGCACATGTATGTCAATAACTCCCCCTAAAGGAGGGAGCTTGTAACTGAGTCGTGGTGACTCGCTACAATAGGCTGATTGACAAGCAGCCCACTAGCTTCGGATATACCAATGCTAGCAAGGTAGTTTAAACGGACGTTTTTGGAAGCATTGAGGTCTGCGTTATGTTGGAAACCACACTTCTTACACTTGAACTCGCTCTGACTTTTGCGGTTGCCTTTCTCACGGTGGCCGCAGTGCGAGCATTTTTGCGAAGTATAGCGGGGATCGACAAACTCAATTGCAACGCCTTTCATCTCGGCCTTGTACTGAACATAGACTTTCAGACGGTTAAAGCTCCAGGCATGTATGCGTCGCCTTTGTTTTTTCCTCGCCTTGACTCTCGATCTAATGTCGGTCAAGTCTTCCATCGCTACTACAGAGCCAGATTCCACAGATGTTACAATGCGCTTCGACAAAACGTGGTCGCAATCATTACGGAAACGGTTAACCTTTCCGCTAAGCTTTTTAAGCTTCCTCTTAGCGGACTTGGTGCCTTTCGCTTGAAGCGATCGTTTAAGTCTAAAGTTTCTATTTTCGATTTCTTTCCAGTATCTCGTTCCAAAAAACTTGTTGTCGCTGGTTACAGCAGGGCGGTTAACTCCAAGATCTACGCCAGTGACTTTGCCGCTAGCCTCAAAAACTGGAGAATCAGTTTCAACAACAACATGCAAAAAGTATTTGCCCTGCTTCGATTTGCAAAGTTCACTACTGCAAACTTTCCAATCGACACGAGATTTATAGTAGTCAGGGAGTGTAAACGACACTTGCTGCCTGCCGCTAATAGATGCGATAGAAGCCTTGCCTTCTCTAAGTTTTACAGTACAGCTTCGAGCATCATAGCGGATCGGACAGCGAAGCGATTTTGGTTTGTTCGTCTTTTCGCCTTTCTTTTTCAAGGCAAAGGCAGACTTCACGGATTCAGTTGCCTTAACTCTGGCAGAGCAGACAAGCTGGCTAGGGAGATCAGTGCGTTCTCTTTCTTCGGCATAAGTAAGCTTATGCAGCTCAACGCCATTTTTGATCTCTTTGTCCCAACCAAGACTAGCGACCTTGTTAAAAGAATCAGTGTATTGCCGGATTGTGTTGTCAAAAATCTCTTTTTGATCATCCGTCACATTGAGCTTAATTTTCAAAGTCAAAGTCGTCATGCACATTCATATATAACGGATGTTAAAGTAATGCAAGAGGTTTTATTAGCGGGGCGATTTCCTCCCCGCCCTGAAGGACGGGGTATCCATCGCTTAGCCAGTGCGGGAGGATTTTAAGATGAACTGGGTCAGGGTCACGGCACTGATCATGCTGACATGCGCTGTACTGCTTCGGATCTTTCCGAACATGCAAGAACCAATCATGTGGTTCATCATC